CTCCGGCTGCTGCTGGTTCGCGGTGGCGGTCCAGTGCAAGGCGACATTGCCGCCCGCCGCATAGCATCCGCCCGGATCGTTGGTAGCTGCTTTTTTCTTGCTGGCCCCGTGCGCTGTAAAACCGATAATAAAATCACGGTTCAAGCGAGCACATAGGGGGCCATCCTTCCCGCCGCAATTCCGGCAAGTTACGGCGTCGTTATATTCTGCCGGGCAGCGGACCACCCGGACCGGCGGCGTCGGCATATCATCCCGTTCTATTGAGGCGTGTTTTCCATTCTTCCAGAAACTATCGTTAACAACGGTGACAACAGGCGCGACGTTGTTTGAAATAACAGCATATGCCGAGGCCAAGCTGTCGGCGCTGTAATTAATCACGGTTTTGCCCGCCCGCAGTTTATGAGCCCAAAAAAGCGGATCAAAGTGCGAATAGGTAAACGAAAAGCCGCGCCGGGGTTTTGCGTCTAATACGGCCTCGAGGTAGTCAAAATCAATTTGTCTTTCCCCGCAGCCGCGCCCGCTCGGGTTCAGCTCACAAGAGGCCGGGCATGTTCCAAACTTTTCCGAGCTCCCGGCCCGGTATGTAACAGCGCACCCGGCGGTCTTTTTCGCGGTGCTCATGGCGGTAGTTTTCAGCATCGTTGTTGCTCCCGTAATAGATGCGATTTCGCCCATATATAAACAAAAGAAAAAGGCCCGTCAATATGGCGGGCCTTTAAAACTATTTTCGACGGATTTTCTTTCGAGCTTTTTCCTGCGAAGCCTGCTCGATCAACTCATAATCCTTACCGTAAAGCAGGATTCCTAAAAGCTTGAGAAGAAACATCAGGTAATCACCCACTTTTCGCGGATGTCACCAATAACCCGGACGATTTTTTGCAACCGCTCAATTTTGTCAAAGTCGCTTTCTTCGTTCATGTGGGTGGCGGCATTCGGGTTGTACTCGGGGTTATCCGGGTGATTATGTATTTTCATCGGAGCCAAAACACCCGTAGCAGAAAACTTACCTTTTCCTTGGACGTTTTGATCGTACACCTCAAACATATGGATCATATCCGCCAGCGCCTTGATAGTGTTGCCAAGCCTCATTTGATCCCCGGCATATAAAACTTGCTTATTCATCGTAATCTCCCGTTGTTAGCGGTAAGCAGCAACGCGAAGGTAGCGTCACTAATGAAAGAACAGCGTCTAACAACAGTCCTGAACGAGCCGTTACTGCTTACCTTAGTCACATATATGCGAATCTTTGGGACAAATCAAGTCAAATATTGTGTCCCAGTGAAAAGGCTGTTGACAACGGAACAAGGGCTCAACTTTCTCGATGCCGTCCATCTTCAAATCGACCGCCGCCGCTGCCGGATACAAAAGACACTCGGACGGCTCGGTGGCCTTGGTCTGTCGCTTGATTAGAATCCAGCAACTAGAGTGCTGGTGACGAGATAGCCACGCTACTTGTGACGGACGGAGGGTCACCACGTTGCCGGTAATATACTTGAGCTCGACCAGATGAAAGTCCCCGGCCTCGTCACATATCATCAGATCAGGAATCCCTGCCCCGATGTAGTTCTCAATCCTCGTCAAAAGCAGCTTCCGTTTCGACCGCTGCGCTGCTTCCTTCACCTGCTTGTAAAAGCCTGCCTCTCGCTTTGTCGCGATTGGAGGTATTTTCATCTTCGGGGGTGATATCGATTGTGACCGGGGCATAGCTGTTCTTTATCTCCTCAAGGGCTTTCAAAACCTCGTCTTTGCTCATGCTATCAATCGAGCCATGACGGATCTCGGATTTGCTTACGTAAATGTCCCCTTGTGCTTGACCTCGCCGATACTCCGCTTGGACAGCGGCAGAATAAGCGCCGTTCTGCAAAGCCGTATCTCGAATAAGCTGAAGGTCACGCAGATGTCGTTGGTAAGTTACGCCGTATTTCTCGTCGAGCTCGCGGCGGTAAGCTTGGATCGCTGCCACCACGTGCGGAGAGATGTGCGGGTTGGTCAGCTCATACGCCCGAGTGTGAGCTGAGCCGACAGAGTAGCCCGCGTTGATCGCCGCCTCTCTTAAAGTTATCTGACCGTCCTTGCTGACCAGCTCTTTGACAAAAAGCTCCTGCTTTCGGGTCAGGGCGGATTGTGCTGTCACCGGGGGACGGCCCCGGGTCTCCATGGGTTTACCGGTGAGCTTGGATGCTCTCTTTCTTGCCGCCATCGTTTCCTCAGTTAAAAAGGTCAACTCCCATCCTTTTTACAGCGGTTACTTATATAGAGCAAAAATATTTTTTTTGAAAAAGGCCCGCGACCCCCATTAAGGTCATTTTCTTCCGTAACACCTCTGATTTAATGGTGTATACAGAAGTGTTACGGTTTTGATCTTTTGTAATCGTTGCTGACTAAGGGTTACAGAAAAACGTAACACCTGTAACACCTGTAACACCATATTTTTTGTGTTTTTTATTTTTTCTAATTTTCTCCCTATATATGTAACTGTAACGAAAAAGGGCCCCGCCGAAGCGGAGCCCTTGGTTCGTGAGCCGCGGTCAGTCGTCCGCGTTCCGGCTTAATCCTTTGAAGACGAACTCTTTTTCGACTTTGTCGAAACGGCTGTCTTTAAGGACGACCCTAAAATACTGGGTTGCGGCATACAGCTTGCCCATTCGGGAAGCGTATTCCACGGCTCGGAGGTAGCCCAGATCAAAGGTGTTATCTTCGACCTCGTCTAACCGATGGCCGTTACACTCGTCGATAAGGATCGAGGTGAAGGACATGCAGTCCCCCCACTCGTATTCCTTATCGGCGGTTTCGAGCAGCTTGCTCTCGACGACCCAGACAGATGCGGCGTTGGTGTCAGTCATACTGACCTCCCGTAGTTGTTGACGGTTTCAAATAGCGTGGGCGCTTTTGCGCTCTTCTTATCTTTCTATTTTAAATCAATGAGTTAAAAGAGATATCCCATATGCGACTTATCCTATACCGTATGCGACAAAATAAGGGGTGCGACACTATGTCACACCCCTCGAGATTGTTCGATCTCCTTTTTTCGGATCCCGGGTGCGGAGATCATCGGAGTTCCCCGGTTCACGAAACGCGGCATTCATATCCGCGAATTAGGTAAGCAGGCCCGTGAGCCACGGTTTGAGTTTTTCGAGCGACCAGACGATACCCGCCATAGCGGTAACGAGTGCGGCGTACTCAAAAGCTTGGGACATACTCCACTCCTTTTTGTTTGAGCTTATCCCAGTATTGAAAGAGGGCATAGGCTGCGGCGGAGTCCTGCTTGTTCCATTCGAGCTCGACGTATTTTTCGTACCACTTGTTCCGCTCAAGAGCGACACAGCGCAGGCGCGGGTCATTCCTCATCTCGTAGCCTCGCTTTCAGCATCAGGGACTGCGCCTCGTGGAGCTTGCTAATTGCTTCATCGAGGAAGGGCTTGGCTTCGCCTTCAACCTCCAGCCACAGGTCATTGACGGCGTGGATGGCTTGGTTCAGCAGCGCGGCGGCTGCTTGGTGGTCACTGGGCTTTGTCAATGTTTGGTCTCCTCTTCCTCATCATATGCACGGGCAATGGTTGCTGCTTGGTGCATAGCTGAAGACAGCATACCGATGGCGGTGCTGCCGTTAGGGCTCTGGACCACGAGCCGGAACAGGAGAGCCGTTAAGGTCCCGCCCAGTACCGCGCCGGTATTGAACCCTTCGGTTTCCAGTTGATCGAGCAGGGCGTTCATTTCGTTGCCTGCATAGTCAAACTGCTTCTCAAGATCTTCGTTGTCGCTCATCCGCGTTGTACCCTTATCCACGCCGCAAGCAGCTTCTCTGCTGCTTCGACGGCCTCACGGCTATAATCACCCTTGGCTGCAATGGTGGACGTTTGCGCGTTGATCGCGCTGGAGACTGCGGCCACGGCATCAGTATACTCCATGCCGCGGACGATATCGAACAGCTCTTCTTTCTTACGCATCGTGACCCATCCTATCTAGCGCCAGAAAACCCGCCATCTGGTGTTTATCGGTGTCAAACACGAACTCGTGCTTGATGTCGTGATACACGCAGTACCCGACAGCATTATAGATCAGACCCTCCGGCGCTTGCGATTCGTCAATCAGGACGCGGAAAGTATTCAAAGCAAACTCCCCAAGACCGTTATGTTCAACAACGAGCCAGAACCAATAGTCGTCCTTACCGGCCCATGCCATCATGCGGCCATCGCCGCGGATCGAGGTTACATCGCCGAGGACCGTGGACAGGCCACTGACCTTGGCAATGATGTCAGCAACGACAGGCGGCAGTGCTTGTGGATCTTTCATTACATTCTCCCTAGTTGGTATAACCTTTATATAGGACTTGTCGCATACATAGTCAACACAAAAAGAAAAGCCCCGGAGATTTCTCTCCGGGGCCCAACTACGGGAACGCTCCCAACATACGCGATCTTATGGGAAAGACAAGGACTTTTTAGGAGCTAAGTTTCCGGGGAGTTGAAGCTTGCAAGAGCCGCAGCGCGTGGGCTCTCTGAGCTGGGTATCGCACTTTGGGCAGCGGCCCGCGTCCAGCCGTTTTTGAATTACGCCCGGATCCCCGATGGAGGGGTACTGGAGCTCTCTATTCTTGGTCCTCACAATCATTTACTTCTCCTGTTCCTTCACATAGTTGACATTCCATGATGCGCCCCTCAAGCCAGCCACCGTTCCATGCCATGGGCGCGGGGACTTCTACCTCGTATTCACACTCACCGGCTCCGCCGCATTCGGGGCATCTCATCGGTTGCCCTCCCACTTATAAAAGATGTGATCGTTGATACGGACGGTCCTGTATTTGACTTCGGCCCACTCTGGGTTGACATAGTCAGCATGGTAGTGGGTCGCGCCATCGGTGGGGTCATAGGTGCGTTCTGTCATCGCGCCGTAGGCTGCGAGGACCGCGGTCTCCCATGCTTTCTTTTCGGTTGGTTTGTCGGATTTGCCGTCGCAGTAGTAGCTGAACTGGCACATGTTCCGGATTGGAAAGTTGGTTTTCCAAGAGTAGGTGGGGCCCTGTTTTACGACGGAGCAGATGTCGTTGGGGAACCGGGTGTCTTCCACCCGGTTCAACACAACGTGGGCTACGGCGGACTGTCCGACGAAAGGTTCGCCTCTGGACTCAAAGTAGACCGCCGTAGCGAGACAGATTAAAGCTGCATCAAGCATCTTTCTTCTTCTTTTGTTGCCACTTCTTCTGGTAAGCGTTCACCTTGTCCCGGTTGTGCTCCTTCCAGTAAGCTTGAGCATATTTCCGAGAAGCAAACTTGCGCTGCTTCCCAGTCAGGCGCTCCCCTGAGTATAAGCAATATTTCCGCTTCCATCTCCTTTTTTTCACCACATTTCCTTTAACCCGCATGACGGGCTCAAGAGCTTTCGCCATTTCTTCGGGGTTTTGCATGAGCGGCTTATGTTCACCAAGGGTCTTTTTAGCCTCGAGCTTTTCGATATCAATCTGACAAAGCACAGACAGAGCGGTGACAGTTTTGACACTGGTTGGCGGCGTGTCCCCAAATTCGCTTGCCATTTGGTCGATGGCCTCGAAAAGATGTTTTAGATAAGACATTCAAGTCTCCCGTATAAGAGTTGATAGAAGTTATCCCATACTATAGCTAAAAAAAGATGTCAACTGAATTGACACTTGTTATTCAGCCGTCAGGATGTGTGTTTTTTGTAGATATCCCACATGATCCGGAGCTGACCACTAATGGTCCGCCCTTCTTGGCGAGCTATCTTACGAATCTGTTCGTACACCTCGATGGGTACGAGCACAGATTTCCATTTAGATGTATCCATTTACACCTCCTGTAAGGGAATATATAGGACAAGTGGCAGAGATACAAGAGAAAAAGGGCCCCAAGCGGAGCTCAGGGCCAGTTTAGGGAGGAAAACCATGAAAAAGCTCAGCTTGCTTCGCCCCAGCTTGGGCCGATCTCAACATCGCATTTGCTTGGCACCTCCAACGGTACAGCATTTTCCATAATTTCAGCAATAGCATTTGCATCTTCACGATTTTTCACGGACATGGCGATTTCATCGTGGATTTGCACCAGAGGCAGGCGTCCTTGTTCATAAATATTCACCATGGCCTGCTTGGTCATGTCCGCAGCCGACGCTTGAATGAGACGGTTAAGAGCTTTGTAGGTGTATGCCCGTTTCAACCGGGTGGTCTCGCCATACTCTTTGAGCGCATCTTGGTACG